AAATACTGGAACAGGGTACTCAGTCCCGCCCGTGATGCGTTCCCTACCGATTTCAACATACCCGACCCGCCACTTGGAACCGGCAACAGGGTCGTGGCTACCTGTGTGACATCTGTCACTGTGCCCGTCCAGCTGGCTGCGTTATTGAGGGTCAGGATGGTGGCGGGTGTCGGATATTGCTTGACTGTATAATGTGCCACGACTGCGTCATAGATGTCCTCGTCCCGCTGCCAAGTCGTGAGCGGGTCAAGGCGTTGCATATGATAGTCTGGTATTTGAGTACTGACGTCCAGCGGGAACACATACAGGTTGCCATTGCGAACACTTGCCTGCGCCAGAGCCTGGATCATGAGCTGTTCGATGACATCCATGGGTGTGATGTTCATAAATAGTTGTGGATAGGTTGCCTGTGCCAGCAGACTTGCGTTGACGATATTCAGGGAGGGTACAATCAACTTGATAGCGTCAGATGTTGCACCATAGGCTGTCTGGAGAGTCATGATTGCAGTAGTCAGGACGTACTTCTCTGTGGCATCACAGACGTACTGGTACAGGCCGTTTGCGGCGATCACTGTCTTGATGGTGAATTGGTATTGTTTGAGGCCGCGTTCCCTGACAACCGCTCCTATGGAACCACTCAGGAGCGTTGCACAGGTGAAGTCCAGTGTCGGCAGGGCAGGCAATAATTCATCATGCAGCACCACGTAGAAGGCATCCAGCTTGGCATCAGCTGAGTACACATCTATCCCGTATTCTGTGAGTTCATAGGCCATGACGTAGGTTTTCGGAGACGTCATGGTGGTCCCAACCAAATCAGTCGTCTGAACAGAGAGGATGTGAGACCCGCGTTCCAAAGGAATGCTGACAGTGTAAACAAGAACGACAAAGTTGGCAGTAACGGTAATGTTGCCCGAGATACTTGTATCCGTTCTTGTCGCGGTTAAGACTCCATCGCTCCAACTGAGAAAGCGATAGTTGATATTCGAAACAGCCGTTACCGGTGAGCCACTATTTCCGGCATCCACGACCTGAGGAGACGCCCCCACGACAGAACCATTCGCTCCAGCCGTATAGGTCAGAGTGAACGGATTGGAGTAGAATCCTCGAAGGAAGGTATGGCGCAGGAAAGAGAGGTTATTCATCCCACCCCGCTAGCTCGTCCCCAGCCCTATCTTCGCCTTTTCAGCTTGGCCCCATGTCACGCACTCTTCGACGTACGCAACGTACGCTGATGATTCGTCGCTCGGAGCTATGCGCAGCATCTTTATCTCATCATCGAGACTGTATCTCTGCCTGATTTGCTCCACAACGCGTGCATTGATCAGCAGCACGTGAGGGCTGGCGCTCTTGATGGCGTCCAATAGCTCCGGCGTCAATATCGCGCCCTCCACCGTGATCTCCGGTGGCTGGACTGGCAATGCAGCAGTATCAGGCAGGTACACGTACGTCCTGCCGTCAACGGTCGCCAGTTCTGTCCCGAGACGAGCCATCCCGTCTACGGGTAGAGCGATTTCAACCGTTCTCAAACTGTCGATATGCTTTTGGTAGCCGTAGATCATGGCATTTCTCCTTCATCGTTATCACGAGGTACCGTAAGCTGTGGGTCCTTCTGGCGTGACCAAGAATCGAGATGGCGCTCTGTATCTTTCCCGCTCGCAGTGCCCGCGAGAAGACAAACAGGCTGCGTTTGCGGATGAAACGCTTGTCCACCCAGGTACGGTAGCCGACAAAGTTGACGCCTCGCTTGACGAGAGCAATAGTGAAACGTGACAGCTCGAGGCTGAGCGTCTTGATGAAGGCAATGATGCGAACGAGATATTCATCTGCCTGTTTCCTGGTGATCCCGAAGAGAATGAAGTCATCAACGTACCGGCAATAGCGCTTCGCTTTCAGCTCTCGCTTGATGAAGTGGTCCAGTGGATTCAGGTAGATCAGGGCGTAGACCTGGGAAAGCAGGTTGCCGATGGGAATACCGATTGGTTCGCCATAATCGGCAAACAGCATCATGACGTCAACAAAGCGCCTGTCTTTGATCTTGCGTTCAATAAGGTGCCGCAGCACATCCCTGTTGATCCGGTAGAAGAACTTGCGGATGTCCAACTTTAGGGTATAGCTGTCGGCTGGTGATGTGCTCAATGCTGTCTGTGCATAGTCCGCACAGGCATGAGTCCCCTTTCCTTTTCGACAGGCATATGACTGGTCAATGAACGCCTGGTCAAAGATTGAACGGATCACCCGGTAGATGGCATGCTGCACGACCAGGTCGCGAAACGCCGGGGCATAGATCTTCCGTTCCTTCGGCTCATAGACAGTAAAAGTGATGTACGGTTGTGGTCTATAGGTGCCGCTCTGCAACTCATCATAGAGATTGTCCAGGTTGTAACTCAGCCGTCGCTCGAACTTGAAGCAGGCCTGGTTCCCATGCTTGTGCTTGCTGGCATCGAGATATGCCTGATAGAGATTGTCCTTGGTAAACGCTTGCTCGAAGAGATAACCAACACGTTTCAATGTTTCACTCCTTGACGTTCGAGACTGTTGCCAGCCCTACCAGAAATGGAGCGATAGACCGATTTCGCAGCTACCAAAGCCTGCCGGAAAGCGCCTCCCTTTGTTCCACCATTCGGTTGCCCGATACGAGGAGAAACAGAGTCAGAGCGGAACCCGATATTGTTGTTCGAGTTCGCTCGGTTGTTGTTCAAATTGAGCGTCCACACACCTGCGTTCGACGCATTGTTCCAGTTCCCACTCGAAATCGGACACATGTTAAGACGCTTCCCGTTGATTCTCGTGCACGATCCACCCGCCGATCATCCTGCCAAGTTCATCGATGAGTCGGCTGATTGCCAGGTATCTGTGCTCAGCCAGTGACCCCCCTCCTTCTTTCGTTCCATCCTTGAATTGAAAATACCCCAGACTGTAAGCAAGATTCGTAAACATGCGGAGCTGCTCATGCCGGATGTCCAGGGAAGTCAGTGTCGTCTTCTTGTGATACCGTTTCTGCGTTTCAACGATCAGGGCATACACGTCATACATGGTGGACCGGATTGTCTGGCAGAGAGCATATTTCTCGAATCGTGGGAAATGATTGAGATAGATGTTCATCAGTTTTGCCGTCTCCACAAACTTCCGGTTCAATTCCGCTTCTGAGTGCTGTCCCATGATCACCTCGAGAAGAATGGGTGGACGCTATCGCGCCCACCTGACATGGCTACAAAAGATATAAGGCAGAGCGAAACCCGAACTCGTCGACCGAGCTCGCCCGGTCGCTGCCCAAATAGAGCGCCCACACACCCGCGCTCGACGCATTGCTCCAGCCCCCACCCGAAATCGGACACAACTCATTAGGCCGATAATCAGCTAGATAGTCACTACCAAACAGATTTGAGCCGCCCACACCGCCAACCAGGGGAAGGCCGAGACCAGCGGCACCCCAACCAATACCGGAAACAACTTCAGAGAGGACCTGCGCAGCGCTGCCATAATATTTCACTGTGGACGATGCGAGCAATGCCCCATAGGTTGCCCCGATGTCATCGTAGTTGGCCGCCAAGCCGGTCGCGCCGAACAAGTCGGTAGCCAGAGTATTGCTGCCTGTCAGTGCCTTCATGGCCTTGACAGTCTTGAGGATAAAATAATCAGTACCGTTCGACCCTAAGCCGAATCCGACTTCCCAGATCAATCCGTTCAGGTCGCAAACCCCGCTATTTTGTCCGTTGTGCGTGGTCTTGCTGAAGTAGTTAGCGGACCCGGTCTTACCGACGTTGTAAGTTCCGTTCGCGTCGCTGACATACAGAATGGTTGCGTCTTGTGCGTCGCCGAGCGCGTTGTTGTTGCAGCCCTTCGGGAACATGCTGTTGACCATATACCATGCACAGTTCAGCGTGGATGTGGCTGCCTGACCATGCGCGAGAGCCAGCAGCGCGAGCCCCGCCTGAATGAAACGGCTGTTGGCGAAGAAACTGGCGCCCCTCGTCTTGCTTGCGGCTTGCGAGCCTCCGAGGTTGTTGGCGGGTGCGCCCGTCAGAGCAGAATACATGGCCGCCGACAGGCTGCCACGTTGTGCACTCGTCAGCACGATGCCGTTCTTGATACTGGAGGCTATCCCCCCGTTGTTACTGCAGATGTACTTGTCGACGAACACGCCGGGCTGGATAAACCCGCCATCATAGAACATGCGGTGGAGAGCATAGCCATCGGCATTTGCCGTTGCGACGTCAGCATAAGCGGAGAGCGGCTTGATAGTGACGACGTTGATCGCGTTTCCATTGGAGCCAGTCCCGAACTTGTAGAAGAACGCCGGGATCCACACCATGGTCGAGCCATCGGAAAATTGATAGTTCCCGTAGCTATCGCTGGTCAGATCACGCGTTCCGTTGAGTTCTACCATGCCCGCTGGAAGAGCCCCTGGACAGATACCGACGCCAAACCCCATCTGACCAGGGGTACCGATATGGTTGATTGGAGCCTTCACCGCAAACCCATCTGCCTCTCCGGCGCTGATATCGTGGTAGATTGCCGTTCCATTGGTATGTGTTGCCGCCGTGGAACTCTCATATCCTCTCGTCACCGTCCACGTCGTGCCTGCGACTACTGTGACCAGCAGGGCCTCGGTATCTATAGAGGCGATGAACGGAGCAGCAGGGAACGTGGTAGAAGAAGCAACCGTGATACTTGTGCCGACCGTATCCGTAATGGCCGCTGCAAGGGCCGTCTGTGCAAAGTTTTTATGATTCATTTATCCTCCTAAGTAAGCGTGGCCACATAAACCCTGCCATCAATAAGCACAATGATCTCCGGTGTCCCAACCGGACTATCGATGATAATAAACACCTGACACTGTTCAGCGTTATTCACAACATTCACAGAGGTGATGGTCATACATCCGTCCTCTGTACTTCCACGTACCATCGAGCGGCAAGTCCCTGACTCTGTGCGATGGTCACGGATGTTGAACTGATGGGAATGTCCACACCGCCAAGGAGTGCTGAGATGTCAGCTCCACTGGCATTGAGGAGTCGCTTGTTAGAACCCTTGATTATCTCTCCTGCGTACCTATTGCCAACAAACAAGGTGTTGAACAGCAAGCTCAGGCTGGAGTAAGCGAGGGCTTGGTACTCTGCGCTCGTCAGGGCGTAACCAAACTCAATCAGGTGGGCAATACTGCCTTCCAAGTTTCCGAGGGTCAGCTGTAGCCACGTCAGGAGTGCGAGCGTTCCAGTCCCGACGACCCATGAACCACCCACTGGATGAACCGCGAGCGTGACCGCGTTGGCTGCGTCATGGATAACGACGACATCCAACACCGTGCCAGCTGTCCATGCCGAGGTCGGGAAGGTGATGCTGACCGTGGTGGTGTCATCTGTCCACGTCAGGACATTCGTCGAAGTGTTGAAGGCAAGCGTGTTATGTGCCGATGACCAGATGGTAAGGGCTGCGCCTGCACCGCTTGCACGTGTCATTTTGATTTGCATCGCCACTGCTCTCACCGTAGAGGCTGGTGGCGTCCACACTGCTACGTCCTGTGCCGTATCAGAGGACAGATAGAGACCGTTGTCATAGATGGGGACGTTGATAAGATAGGTCACACTGGCGTGAACCTTGGAAGCAGCTCGCGTGAAGGTGACTGACTGGCCAACAAAGTCTACGAGGGTGTTCGACAACGGGCAGTAAAAGAGCGGCGCGAGGAAGTGGATAACCGGGTAGGCCGGGGCGTTGCCCGCCTGGGAGAGCCCGGCGATGGACTGGTTTCCCCATAAAAAGCCACTGGAAGGATAGCGCACGATCGGTCCCTCGAGGACAGGCGAGACGAAGACGGTCAACTCATACTGACTCTGCTGATACATGTTACTTGGAAATGCTGGCACCTGAACTCTACATTTTCTCCACGAGACGTTATCAAGTGAGAGCATGACGATGTCGTGCCAGCGGATACTCATCGGGTCCGCAATGACGCCGCTGATGACCCACGTCTGCCAGTCCTGGCCGAGCGGGATTGCGCCGTTGATATCAGTCAGGGGAACGTGATATGTCGTCAGGTCTTGCGGGTCGGTTCTGGTATAGCGAGCCTTGACCAGTTGGATCAGGGAACCGTCACTGTATTTTCCGTACATTTTATGCCCTTCCTAACCCGTTGATAACTGACCCGACGCCGGGCGCAACTTGACGCACCGCGGACGTGAGCATATCTAGTTTCAGGCCGAGTTGCCGAAGTCCAGCTGCAGTATCTCCGCCACCCACCTGATTAGCGAACGCAGCGAACTGACTCTGTGGCACGACTGCCTCAGGGCCATTTTCGGCAATCAGGCCGATATGGGGCGTGGTAAAATACCCGCCGTTGGCGTGCGCCATAAGCATTCGACTACTTCCCCCGCCAAACAGCGGAGGAATAACGGGCGCGACGGAAACACTCGTATAACTACCATCGGGCTTTACTGCCGTAATCTTGTAGTCTCCGCCGGCAGTGGTGACTGTTGTCCCAACACTGAGTCCTGCCGGAGCCTTCCCATTGGGTTGAACCTGTACCGCGGTCTGCTGTAGGGCCGCATAAGCTCCCTGGGCAGCCAGCACGTTGCTATACAGAGCATTGCCATATGCTGCGCCAAGGGCTGCATACTCTGGCAGTTTTCCTTGCAGCATTGCCAGGATTTGGTCACTCGTGTTGGTTGCCAGCAGTTTCTCGGCATCAGCATTGATGTTCGCTGTCGCCATTTTCTGGTCATAGAAGAAGGTGACTGCGGTGAGCTGGTCAGCATAGGACTTCTGAACAGCGGTGAGTAAGTCTTCGAGCTGTTGTATCTCGATTTTCCCCGCCGTCTGTACTGCTGTCGTCATGGCGGCATAAGATGTCTGAGTAGAGGTAACCAAGTCCCTTAGTTGTTGGAGTTGAAGCTTCCCCGCCGTCTGTACCAGCGTCTTTTCTGCCGCATAGTAGGCATTGGCTGAAGTAAGTTGGTCGGCATAGGAAGTCTTGGCAGCAGTGACCTGATCTTTGAGCGATTGTATCTGAGCGTTTCCCGCCGCCTGTGCTGCAGTGGTTTCAGCGTCATACGTATCCGACGCTGACTGCTTCTGTTTCTGGAGGCTTGCTAATTGAGTATTGTAGGATTGATCCGCCAGTTCCTTGTCGATAGCCTTTTGTGCTTCTGCGATACTTGCCGCATCCTTCGCATTGGAGAAATTAGTCCGGAGACCAGCAAGCGTATCTCTCTGCTGTACTTCATTGTGCGCGTCCTCGAGAGCTTGGATTTGCGCGTCATATTGTCCGAGCGTGGCGTCCTTTTCCTGACTGATTGCATCCAGTGTCGAACTCAACTCGTCCTGACGCTTGGTTATCATGTCATCGAGGGCATTGAGCGTCGCGTCGCGTTCCTTTTCGACAGCACTGATTGCTGCGGTCTTTTTATTGTCGAGGGCATCCAGTGTCGAACTCAACTCGTCCTGACGCTTGGTTATCATGTCATCGAGGGCATTGAGCGTCGCGTCGCGTTCCTTTTCGATTGCATCCAGTGTCGAGGTCAGTTTATCCTGACGCGCGGTTATCATATCGTTGAGGTTGTTTACTGCCGCGTCACGTGATTTCTCTATAGCTTTGGCAGTGGTGTTCTCCTCGACGGTGTAGTTGTCGATGATCACAGAAGTCAGGGCGCTGTACACGTTCTTCTGCTTCGAGACATATGCAGCTAGAGAGGCAAGGGATTTGTCCTGCGCGTCCTTCTGTGCCTGTGCTTTCTTATCTGCGGCGTCCTTATCGGCTGCTGCCTCTGCCGTCCGAGCATCATCATAGACTTTCTTGACTGCCAGAGTGTAGACCTTATCAGCCTTTAGCCTGTCGCCATTCGCGGCGATCGCCGCATCGCGCGCCTTGGCGAGATCATAGATCTGTCCCTCAACCACCGTGTGGCTGAGTTTGTAGATCTTGTCGTTCAGATCAGTGTTGACCCTTGCGACCTCTTCGGCATGCTTCTGAGCTATTTTTAATGCCTCGTCGGCTGCTATCTTCTCGGCTGCTGTCTTAGCGTCACGCGCCCGTTGCTCAGCGGCGGCCAATTGGGCTGCTGCTGCCTTCGCCGCCGCTGCCGCATCGGTCTGTGCCTTGATCTGTCCCGCAGATTGTTTATCCATCGCAACACCGCGTACGTCGTCAATCTGATTTTGGACATTCTTCTCAAGAGCAATACGATCTTGTGCTCTCTGCTTGTCATAGGCTGCCAAAGCTTGTGCCTGAATTGCATCCCCTTCCATCGTTTTGCGGTTAGCCTTCGTTACCTGGTCATAAGCATCAAGTGCATTCTTAGCGATCTGGATATTAGTAGCCGAAGCCTCTTTGGTTGCCATTCCCAAGGCAATCCGAAAGGCGTTCCAGTGCTGCGTTGCAAGTATCACAACAACCGACAGAGCGGCTACGGCAAGCATGATCGCCCCGATAGGCGTCAGCGCCAGCACGCCGTTGGTAACGATCAAGACATCTTTGAGTGCGGCAACAGCGATAGCGATACCATCGACCACGCCCGTTACCACTTTGAAGGCCAGGAAGGCCCCGAGGACGGCGCCGAGCACTGGCGTAATAGCGTCCCAGTGGCCCTTGATCCACGTGCCGACGTCCACCATCCAATTGAAGACGGTCTTCGCTGCACTGAAGAACGCCGTGATCGCCTTTCCGGCATCATCCGCCCACTTCTGCAGAGATCCATTGGCCTTCCATTCGTCGACCTTGACTAGCACAGCGGTGATACCCTGCTTGAAGAAGTCGAACATGGACCCAGCGCGGACAGTGCCGTCATCCGAAAACCCGGCAATGGTACGGAGAATGTCTTCGCCCGTGTCCTTCATACCTTTGATGAGGCCGCCCAGCGAGTTGGCCTGCAGTTCTGCTCCCGCCTTGAAGCGCTTATCCATGAGAGAAAGCAGAGCGGTATTGAACGCAGCTTGGTTGACGATCTGGCCCTTCTTGTTCGCGATCTCGATGCCCTGCTCTGTCTTCGCTCCTTCCTCGAGCACGGCAGCTTTGGTGATACCGAAGGAAGCCAGCGCCTTGACCCGGC